GCCTAAGAGCATTGGAGAGAGCACAACTCCTAGTTTGTCGCTCTCGACGGTCGTGAAAGGGACCGTTGCTGCTGCTGCAGTTTGCCTCCCACTTGCCTTGGACCTTGCTGTTGTCAAGAAGCAGGTCATCAATGGCGATTTCTCTTTTGCTCCCGCATTGAAGTCGGCGGTTGAGCAACACGGCGTCAGTGCCGTTCATGATTTTGTTGTATCTTCTGATGCTTTTTCGGTTTATCGCTCCTACATGGACGTTGTCCAGCCCACGTGGTTTCCTTTCGGCGATGTGATGCCAGACGAAAATGGCAAAGCTTTCTTTGAGAAAGTTGGAGAGTACAGAGTTGACGGTAACAGATCAGCCACCACTCCCGACCGTAAGAAGAAGGCCAAGCCAATGTCTGACGTTGCTAAAGAACGAGCCACCGCGATCAAGGCGTTGTTGAAGGATTTGGGCTGTGAAGACGACGAATGGGTCACCCCAGAGAACTCTCGAGCTAATATTTCAGCTTCGATGAAAGCGCATGCAAAGCTTGCCTCTGTCGATCCTCCAATTGCATCTGCTGCTGATTGGGAGAAGGCTTTTGAGGCAGGTTGTTCTGACTTTGACACTACTTTGTTGAAGTCGCATGCCCAGCAAGGATTTGAAGGTTGGTATAAGCTCGCCGCCACTTTGGCAGACACATCTTCTGGTGTTTCAGCCAGGTTTCGTAGGCAGAACAAGAGACAATGGGCAACTGACCCGGAGTTGTTGTTGGCGATGATCGACTTGGTGCAGTGCAGGTTGGTTTTGATGTTGATCCACGCTGATAGCGTTTCTGGATACACTCCGGAGCAAGCTGTAAAGTTTGGGTTGAAAGACGTACTGCTTTTGTCCGTTAAGCAAGAGCCTCATGCTCCGAAGAAAGCCAAGCAAGGACGTTACAGGATGATATGGATCAGTTCTCTGATCGATTGCTTTGTTCAAAAGCTTTTGCACAAAGCCTTGAATGCTAGAGACATTGACCATTACCAGTCAGGAGAGAAGTTCCACTCCGCTGCTGGCATGGGTCACCATGACGAAGGCATCAAGCACTTGTGCTCTGCCTTTGACGCAGTCTTTGGAGATGATGAATTTCTTCTAACTTGTGACGCGTCTATGTGGGATTTCACCATGGACAAGCAGGCGCACCTCAATCATGCAAAGAGGCGCTGCCTGTCTTGTGACGATCCTGCCGTTTCTAGTTTGATCATGACTCTTGCTCATCTTAACTACAAGCACGTTTGTGAGAACAAAGGAGAAATTTGGCGTTGCAACAAGGAAGGCGTAAACACGTCTGGCCAGAGTTCAACTACTGCAGACAACACTTTCACTAGGCATAGCCAGGCTAAAGTTTGTGGAGCTAAGAAGTTTGTCGGGAATGGTGATGATATGGTTGCTGATGTTGGGTTCAACCCAGAAGCAGCTAAGAAGTTTGGCACTAAGAGCCGTGACGTTGTTATTCAACCAGCGGGTGTTGTGCCTTTCACTTCTCACCATGTCGACAGGAGACATTGCACAGCTTCTTATGACAAGCCTGAAAAGCTAGCGTGGAATTTGTTGGCAAACTGCACAAGCAATGATTTCGGCCTTCGTGTTGACGCCATGCTTTCCGTTGTCAGGAATTCTCCGGACGCTCTTTCCAAGTTCAAGCAACATTTAGGTGCTTTTGCCCAGGGCACTGACACCTGCAACAAGGATCTTTTATGGGCAATCTAATTGGCAACAGGTATTGCGTATACCGGCGGTTTGGCTCCCGCCCTATTTGTAGCCGTGAATGTTTCACAATTAATACGCTTTGGTGCACTCCCAATAGCGTTGTACTCTATCCCGTGGTGTGTCCACGGATTCTTAGCTTGCATATTTTGCATAAAAATTGTATAATTTCTACTTTCAAGCGATCTTCAGTACGCTTTGCGTTACTTGCGACGATCTCTGCCTTTAAGCTGTCGAACGTTGTTTGCTGCGTTGGTCATTACGATGGCGCGTCGTCGAGCGATCAAGGACACGACTCTGACTGTGGGGATCAAACAAGGGACTGGTGCTGTGACCAACGCTCCTTTTGGGGGCGGTGGGCAGCACAGGCCGAAAGGTGGTCAACGCAGTTTCAAACGTGGATCGAGGAAGGGTCGTGGCGGCGGTGGACGCCGCCGTGGATCTAATCTCGCATGCTGGAATGCATTCGCAGAACCGCATTTGGCGCTTCCACGAGCTGTCGCTCCTTACACTATCATTCGCACGACTGCCATTTGGAATCCTTCCACTTCTGACCAGCGGCGCTTGGCGTTGTTTGGTCCTGTCATGAACGCAGCGCATGACGCAACGTATGCCGCAGGCCAGTGGGCTTCCACGTATTGCATCGGCTCGAATGCCCCTTTAAGTACCTTGCGCAACACTTTAAACTCTGCTTATCAGTATAGCTTTGGTTCTTTGTCTTCGGGTGCATGGCAAGCCGCGTCAGTGACACCGGCAGCTTTCTCCATTCAGATTATGAATAAGGAGTCTCTGCAAAATGCTTCAGGGATGGTGTACATTGGCAGGTGTAAGAACAAAGTCCATTTGGCAGAGGGTGACAACAGTTCCAGTTACCAGGAACTGGCTGACGATTTGGTGAGCTATTCTAACCCCAGGATTTGTTCAGCTGGTAAGCTTGCACTCCGCGGAGTGCATGTTGATGCTGTGCCGAACAATATGAGTGAGTTGGCTAACTTCACTTCGTTGGACCAAGCAACTGACACTGCCTTCACCCTAAACACAACTGCTTCTAAACATCAAGAAGGCTTCAACCCGATCTTCATTTACAACCCCGATGCTGTTGAATTGCAGGTTTTGGTCTGTTGTGAATGGCGCGTTCGATTTGACCCTTCTAATCCAGCTTATGCAGCTTGCCGCATGCACAAGCCATCGACTGACGCGTCGTGGGCAGAGCATATGCAGCATGCCGTGGCTTTAGGAAATGGAGTGGCCGACATCGTCGAGGTTGTTGCAAGGGCTGGGAACGCTATGCGTGCCTTACCTTGGTAATGAAGAGCGCATCTCTTGACTGGGTGTCTGGGAAGCACCCGTGTGTACAGTTGTACAGTCTTTGCTTT